ATATTAATTAGACTATATATATTGTTATGTATTCGCCGATAGTTCTGCGATTCGTGCCATCAACTCTTTATTCCGTTTAATCATTTCATTGACAAGTCTCGTTTTTTCTGCCAACTTCTCTTCGTAGTGTGCGACACAGTGCTGTAATTGTGCTTGTAATTCCCCCCGCATTTGCATTTCCATTTTAAACATGGCCGAGTTTTGATAATCTCTCGTCATCTTTTCTCGTTCTTCCTTTAGTTGAATTATTTGGCTATTCACATCCGGTTTATGTATGGGCGAGCCAGGTTCATAGAGTGTCAGCAAATCATCAACATCTCGCATATAAAACTGAACCATATGTGGTTCTCGAATAAAATTCTCAACTGTTTTCGACGATACCTTGACAAATTGGTTTGGTTCATCTAACAAAATGCGTTTATCAAATGAATTGTGTGCGTGAGAGATAACAAGAATAGATTTACACGGGTCGAGTTGGACGAACGGAATGGTATATTCTTTCAAGAATACTCGTTCTTCTGCCAAGCACGAAGTTTCGTCATATTTTGTTTGAGATAGTAATTCACGCCTGAACGCAAACGTTGCCGCCGTCGAATGGTTCTGCCCATATGGCCCAAATTGATACATCGTCTGGATATGTTTAAAATACAAGTGCATTTCACTCGTTCCGGCACACATGGCGTGAGGGTTTGCCATTAATGTCGCTACTGCGTGCGATACACGTTCGGGGGGATAGTAATCGTCGTCATCCATATAGACTAATATGCTTCCCGACGCTTTCGAATTCATCAGGTTGCGTTTCTTTCCGAGCGTCATCTTTTTGTCATATTTATAGTATTTCACATAGGGTAAATGTTTTACTAAATCTTCAACTGGATCAAACCCGTCATCCACAATAATCCATTCCATTTTATCTTTTGGATATGTTTGGTGTTGAAAACATTGAATCATAAATGGGATGAACGGTCGGCGGTTAAATGTGGGGGTGCAAACACTAACAAATGGAAGTTTCGCGGTCTTTTTACTGTTCGTTGTTGTCGTTGTCTCGGTCGTAGTATTCATCTATTATATGTATAACAATAAATGAATCATTTAAGTTATTTTACCTTTTTAACGACACACGACGGAATATATCGACTATACACCTTTGTTAGACCGGCTAAACATAGAATGGCGGCTAAACACCCGCCTGCTTGATATGGCCCGAGAGTGGACGCAGTTACTTTCAATAACACGAGTGAAATAATCCACATGATGAGTTGCCGTTTATACGAAAGAACGCCTCCCAAAAATTGGAAGAAATCATAGTTCCCGCCCTTGGCTAATTTCGAACTAACAAGTAGAGGCGTGATGAAACAATATGCGAGTGTTAGAACTGGAATTAAAAATAGAACTGAAGGAAAGAACCCGAATATTCCATACACGAACAACGCAATCCAACTAACGGGTCCGTAGTCATCTGATTCAGTGCATTTGGCCGCGGGATTTTCTGGGTCTTTGACACACGAAATGAAATATTTCTTGAAATGATACAAATGGAATACCCCTGCGAGTAATACATTGACAAAGAACATCATCACATAGTATAATGGCATAATGATGATTGCCAATAGCATAGTCATTGATTCGGGTAGTTTATAGAACATTTTGTGTAATCCCATTGAAATCGTATAGTTTGAATCAATCATGCTTTTTAGCACACTATACATAAAATACCCGAATGGAATGGATGTTGGGAATAACGTTCTAAACTTTTCATTCGCAAAGTCGTGAGAGGACGATGGGTCGAACCTTATGTGGGTCTCGTGTTTTGTTACTAATGTGGGCGGGAACCATCCTTCCGTTACTTTAACCACGTGTGCAATTTCGTCCGCCTTACTCACAGTAGTTAAAGCATCCACCGTCATACCGCCGGCATCCGCAATTAATGAGGTGTATAATGCGGGAATGCTGAATACCATAAGGCCGAAGCCTAATACTAACAAATTAGATGATAGCGACCGACCGAATTCAAGTAAAGGAACGGTTTTATTTGCCCGTCGGCTATTTTGTGGAATGGCTGGTGTCGTTGTTTTCGCGGACATTTTATATATTCGAATATAATATTTACATTCGAATACATACATCATCAATCAATCAATTGCGTCGCTTACGACGCTTACGACGCTTACGTCGCATACATCAACCCACAATTGCCACCTACGAACGTAATCATATTAAATCGTTCTTCAAATATAGTGCAATCGAAATTGTAGTTGTATGTTCGCCACACCGGTTTATTAATGCCTATAATAGTGCCGGTTGAATCGCAAAAGGCGGTTGTCTGTACTGTATTATCCAACGGCGGTAAAATAGTCAAAAATTCTAATTCTACCTGATTGAACCGGCTCATATTAATTGCCCCTGAAGGCTGTAATTCCTGCGAATTCGAATTTAAACAAAAGTTATAACAATATAATCCGTCCGGTGCGTTTCCACTGGTTCTTATAAATTTTTCGACTAAATTAAATACGCCTACTGGTTGAACGTTTTCTCGATATACTCCATCTAACAAAAGCCCCATTGAAACAAGAATGCTTCTAACATTTTGGACATTTTGAACTCCGGTCGTATAGTTTAAATTTGCATCAATCACAATATCTTGAGGAATCAGATTATATGGCCAATTCGTGTAATTAGACCATTCATTTCGGTCTTTCACATCACTTCGTTGGAAATAAAACAAATAATCCGCAACCATCCCAAGCGATTTAATATCCGTTTTTGAAGAACCTGTTAGATTGTGTAATTTTGTCTCAACCACCTGTTTGAATAAATATTTCTGTTCTTGAAGTGCAAACAGTTTCGCCTCATCTTTCGACAAGAAACAATAAGTGCAATTCAAATGAATATCGGTATCCCAAAGAACCCGTTTATCCAGCCATACGGCGTCGGTTCCATCAATTATATCCGACGGCGGAGATTGTAAGAATCGGTAAAATTGCATATATGTCTGGTTGAGATTCGGGGCAACTCGTGGATACCCATTGACCGAGTCTTGAACGTCTATTATGCTAAATAATTCGCGAATCGGTCGAAAAGTAATTGTTATATGTAATTCATTATATTGAAGCGACGTTAAAGGGAATGCCATCTGGCTTTTCAATGAAAACCACGCATTTAATGGAATGTAAAGTGTGCGACCCCTTATAGACGGTTCCGCCCCTGCGACACTGTCGGTATATTGTGCGTTCGGATATACCGCTAGAGACCGCCCTGTTCCGTGTGCCGGATTATTTAAATCGGCGACATTACCAGTCATCCGGTCAAATAACTCCTTCTTTTCAGAATTATAGTCGCGTTGAACCATTGCCAAGAAATAATCCCCCGAAAATTCTTGTAAAGTTTGATTGCCACACGTGATTGTAATCCGAGAAATCATTTTCGCACCAATATTGTCAATCCATTTAAATTCATACGGGACTGAATCCGCGACATCGGTCGCACTATATATTGGGCTCCATATATGGGGCAAATTAAGTGAAATGTATGTATCCATCAACATATCCGCATATCGTGGTATCTTAAACACAAAGGTAGATTCTTCCGTCAGTCGAAGGGTTTTCAACCCCGCATAATCCACGCGAAATTTCTGTAGCCCAAAATTGGTGTATTGGGCATAGGTGGTTTTGAAAAAGGTTTTGGACGGGTTCCCGTTTAGTATTACATTTTGTTGACCGTAAGCCGCCAAATTCATTAATCCGCCAGGCATTTATTAGTATTAATACCTATTATTAATTATTTAACTGTTTTTTATGATACTAATATATAGATATAGAAATGGCAGACATTGAAAAACGTATTACTGAATTATTTTCAAACAAAGATATGGCTACATTTGTTATATCCTCATTTGCCACCGTGTTGGCGGTTGGTGCCATGTTTTATTTTTTGTATAAAGCAACATTTAAGTCTCGCAAGTGTTCAGACATTAATGCCGAGTATGAGAATAAGACAAATACACTCGGGGTTACGGCAGATGTTGCCGCACATCCATTAAATGACGTATATATTAAAACAGCGTATAATTGTTGTAGTCTGGGCGGATACGCGAACGACTATGTAGGAACGTGTATCTTGACCGCCATACTTAAACAAGGCGTGAGGTGCCTTGATTTCGAAATATTTTCAATTGATAACGTTCCCGTAGTTGCCACATCTACCAGCACATCTTACC